GCGGAAAGGTTGTCAAAAAGCTCGGTGTAGCTCGATATCTCCCCCTCGACGTTTACGTGCTCCTCGGAATAGAGGCATCCGATCTGGATCGCGTACTGCGGAGCTCCGCCGATGGCCTCGAAGTCCGAGGTCTTTATTATAGGCATAAACGTGACGACTGGTATGTTCGTCTCGTTTCCGTGGTCGTCTGGGAGTTCTATCATGGCGACGCCCCGCTATATCAGGTCCCTGACGCTGTCGCACGGGGTGTTGATGAAAATGCCGGGAGCGCACTGCGTGTCGAGGTATGCAAGCAGCTCGCGCCCGTACTTCGTCTGGTTGAGCCAGTAGTTCCAGTCGTCCGAGGTGAACGAATTTGGCTTGGTCGCCTCGATGGAGACCGAGCCGACCGTTGCTTTGAATGGAGTTCCGGCAAGGGACGAACCGGGGTCGTCCGTGTCGTCCTGCGCGTCGAGGGTGATGAGATGCGCTGTCATGAGGAACAGCGCATACTCTCTGTAGTGTCCGACCATCGGCATCCCCGGCACGGAGTGCGTGATGTGCATCATCGCCTTGTCGCCGTAGTTCTGGAGATTGGCTATCGGATACTTCTCCGAGTCGTCGAACTCCGGGAACCTTGCGAGGAAACTCTCGAGCGGGAATGCTGATGGTCCGAACATCTTGTACTCCTTATCCGCGCCTTCCGCGCTTGCGGGACTGCCTGTTGCGCTCCTTCACGTAGCCCGGCAGTCCAGCCTCCTGTTTGCGAATCCTGAGCGGGCTGACCTCCTCCTGAACATCGGAGATGTCCACTCCGCCGCCCTTCGTGATCTTGCCTCCGGCGCGCTCCATCTCGTCTTCGGTGATGGGCCTCGTCGGAATGTGCTCGTCTGGCAGCATCTCCTTGTTGGCGATCTCGTCGCCCTTGTCCTGAGACACCTTCTTGTTGCGGTACACGACGATGATTCCGCGCTTGACGTCAGAGTTGAACTTGGGTATTCTCTCGAGCTTCGCCAGCGTCTCGTCGTCGACGAACGTCAGCACGCTTGCGGGGATGAGCGTCTTCCTATGCTCGAGCGGCGTGCCGGATAGAAGCTCTCCGCCTCCTACAATTCCAGCTCCCCCGTTTATGACGATTCCGGGCCCCTGCTGATGGAACTGCCCGTTGATCTCCGCCCACTCGGTGTACACGAACGGGCTCGTTCTCTTGGAAATGATTGTATGCGTCTTCGCCATTTTTATTCTCCAACGATTTAATGGATGAATGTGCCGCAGAAAATAGAAGGGGTGGGCGCACGCGGCGATGCACACCACCCCCTTTGTGCATCCAGATTACGAGCCGGACGTTCCCTCTCCGGTCCAGAACATGACCGCGAGCGGCGCGGCGACGAGAGCGCCAGCGACGGACGAAGAGTAGGACTCCTCGCGTCCCTTGAGCGACGGCATCGCACCGACGAGATGGAGCTTGCTCGTCTCGAATAGGTTGATGGTGTCCATGCCGACCTCAGGGATCGACTTGACGAAGACCATCATCATCGGGTCGCCGTCGTCCGCGGTGTCGAGCTCGGGCTTGAAGGAGACGGTGGCCGTCTTCCAGTTCTCGCCGAGCCACTTGAACGCCGTGTATCCGGTGACGGTGTTCGGAACCGTGAACGCGGACTGCCACGCGAGCGGGCACGCGATCTCGACAGCGATCGTCTCGATGTCGCCAGCAGCGCCCTGAAGGTCGTTGACGAGCGACTGCTTGACGAGGCGGAGAGCCTTGCACATGTCGTCCACCGTAATATCCTGTGAGCCAGGGTCGACGGGGAGGTTGCGCTTGCGTCCGGCAAGGTTCGGCTCGTTGAGCACGCCGTAGAGCTTCTTGTTCCACGTTCCGCCGCTCATCGCAACTGCAGCTCCGTTCCAGAAGAACTCGTTCGTCCAGATGGAGTTGTTGAGCGTGATGGCATCCATCTTGTCCTTGTACGCGTTGCGGCGCATGACGGACGCGACGGCCTCCTCGAGCTTGGTGACCTCGAGCGCCCATTCGAGACGGAGCGTGTCGCGGACATCCCAGCCGTAGTTATACGCGGCGTAGGGGGCGCGGGTCCAGTCGTCGTAGAGCGAGGCGGACGCGGTGAGCTCGCGGAGCTTGAACGCGATGCGCTCGGTAGTCCAGTCGCCGACCTTCTTGACGCCGAACGTCTGCGCTGCGGTACGGCCGCGGTACAGAACGTTGATCGTCTGCTCGTGGAAGATCGTGAAGAACTGCCCGAGGGCGTCGATGTTGGGGTCGCCGAGCACAAGGCCCGCGTCCTTCGCGATGGTCTCGACGGCCTTCTTGAATCCGGGGTCGGACTCAAGGGCGTACTTGACCGCGTTCATGTCGCAGGTGAAGCCCATCTTGGCCGCGTCTTCGTAGCCGAAGGTGGATTTCTTCATTGCCTCGACAGCGCTGAAACCCTTGCGGCAGCTCTCGGCGGACGCAAAGTCAGTAACCATGAGTTCAGTAGGCATCTTTCATTCCTCCTTTACAGGAAACGGATAAGGGCGATTCCGCCGTCGGTGCCGAGGATTTCGGCGACCGTGCCGGAGGCGTCCACCTTCAGGGCATACGCCGACGAGTCGTAGGCGAGCTTCGCGCCCTTGACCCAGTTCGCGGCATCGCCCGCGGGGACCGCGACGTACCATGCGCCCTTCTTGGCGATGGCGACGGTCGAGCCTGCGGCGACGGCAAGCGTATGCTCGTCCGAGGGAAGCACCATGCGGACGTGCTCGTTGGGGTTGACGAAAATGCCGACGGGCGTAGAGGCGGTGGCGGAGTACGGAACGGCGTTGCCATTCGCGTCAAGCGCGGCAACTCCGCCCATCGTAACACTGGCGCCTGCGATGTACGGGTCGGCAAAGTAAGGCTGGCCGTTTCCGTGCGTGCCGGGAACGCCATACGCCATGTCTTTGTTTATCGTAGTCTGCATTGTGTGCATCCTTTATTTACCGATTCGCCATGTATTCAGCGAACGAGACCCTGCCGACGGCTTTTGCGTCGGACACGACCTTGTTCGCTTTACTGACACCGCAGCCAGCGATGTAGCCCTCGAGGGCGGCGACTGCTCCCTCTGGTTTGCAATCCTTGAGAAACTTCGGCGCAGAGTCGAGTGCACACACCTTGACTGCAAGGTCCTGCTCGGTCCTGATGCCGTCGGTGGCAACGGTGCCGAAGATCGGCTTGCACTTCTCGGCGAGCGCGATGACGCGCTTGTACTCGGCAATGGCCGCGTCGCACGCCTTCTGCTTCTCCTCTTCCGCCTTCTTGGCGTCCTCGGCGGCCTTTTCCTCGGCGGCCTTCTTCGCCTCCTCTTCCGCCTTGGCCTTAGCCTCGGCGTCTTCTGCGGCCTTCTTTTCGGCTTCTTCCTTGGCTTTCGCCTCGGCTTCCTCCTTGGCCTTCTTCTCCTCTTCGGTCGGGGTGTTCAGAAAGTCCTTGCAGGCTGCCTTGACTTCGTCGGAGCAACCCTTGAGGGCTTCGATAACCTCATCCTTGGAGAGTTTGCTGATGTCCATTTCGGAGTTCTCCAGTGTTATCTTTTCGTCCCGAGCGAACACCCCGTCCGTGACGCGGCAATCGGGACCGTTCCTTGCCTCGTCAACCAACGCCAAATGGTTTCCGCATTTGAGGTCGGACTGGATGAAATCGTACTTCTCGCCGTTGAACACGCCCCTGCTCGGCGTGAACGAACACGAGTATGCGAGCGAAAGCTCCCTCTTGCCCTGCCTTATCTTGTCGAGGAGCGACGGGGACCAGATGTCGATGCGCCCCCTGAGCTCATTTCCGACGAGCTTCACCTCCGTGAGAACTCCGGCCTCGCGCTTCGAGTCGGGGGATTCCATTCCGCCGACGTTGCCGATAACGGTGTGGTCGTCGAGCAGTGGCTTCGCGTTCAGCGATTCGATGAACTCCCTCTTGGATATCTCCGAGACGGGGCGATACACGTTGTATATGCCGTTCGGCTTGAGGCCGAACTGCCCCGCTGGGTCGATCTCCTTGCCCAGATACTGGCAAACGCATTCGCAGAAGAACTTGCAGTCCCTGAACGTCACGAATCCGTTCGCGTCTATCTTCTTTTTGCTCATCATCAAATATATTACAATATTTTTTTCCGGAGCGCAAGTGGGTTTATTCGGCCCCCGGCACGTCCGAGTGGTGGTTGTTCGGCTTCACGCCGCCCTTCTTTATGGCGTCGGCCTCTGCGGTGAACTTGGCGGCCCTTGCCTCCTCGTACATGATCTCCGCGCGTTCCTCGACCGTGGGCACGTCCACGTCGCCGAACGTCACGTCGAAGTCAATCGGCTCCCCGCGCAGGCACGCAGTCGCTATGCGGCACGTCTGCTTGACTATCGGGATAAGCTCGTTCTTCTGGAGTATCTTCTCCTTCTGCGCGTACAGCTTCACCTCGTAGTTTCCGCTGTTCGCGAACCCCGTGAGCTGCGCCATCATGAACTTCGGTGCGGGTATGTCTACCTCTGCGCACAGGATTCCGTACTGCGCCGTCGTGAGCGGCATGCACTCCGAAAGATAGGAGTCCATCTGCTTCGCGTTAGAGTTGTGCGGCACGACCCTGACGCCCCAGTTGTCGGCGTTCGCGGAGCAGTTTTTCAGGAACTTCCTGCCCCATTCGGGGTTCGCAGTCATCTTGCGGACATCCGCCTCCATGACGAACGTCCTCTTGCTTCTGAGGAGCATCGACGACTCATTCGCGCATACCTCGGCTGAGTACAGGCGCTCGAGGATCATCTGCGGAACGGAAGGGCCCTGCCACTTGTACTGCGGCTGGTATATCTTGCTCGTCGGAACGTGCCTCCTGAAGAAGCACCATGACCTGTGGATGTTCTTGCGGTACTTCCCCTCGGAGTCGCCGTACACGTACCACCTCGTCGGCACCATGTAGAACTTGTATGTGGGGTCGTTCAGCTCGCGCGATCCGTCGTCGAACGACGGGGAGAGGTAGTACGGCTCTATGTTGGACCATCCGAGGAAGGTCTTGCCGCGCAGCTGCGAGTAGTCGACGAGCGGAACGGACATGTCCACGTCCTCGGCGAAGCAGGGAACCATTAGCGCCGCTCCGAAGCACCTCTTGTTGTGGTCGAACATTGTCATCGTCTCGTCGAGGTTGAACGACTCGGACGTGAACAGGTCGGTTAGCTCGGAGACGAGCTTCTTGTCCTTCTTGCCCTTGGGGGTGAAGTCATAGCCTGCGGCGACCGCGTCCTCGCCGGGCATCGTGTCGGCCTTGTTGACGAAGCAGTTCTGGTCGAACCACGCGTTTATCTGGTCGCCGAGGTAGAAGTTGCGCGCCCCGAAGTGCTTGAGCGCCCTGCCCATCGGGCCCCTGAGCCCGAACAGGTGCGAAGGCGGAACGGACCTGAACCCGAGCGGGATCGGCCCGTTGTACTCGACCGTCGGCTGCTGCTGCGGCGCGGCGTCCGCAACGAACCTCGTTTTCTTCAACGAGCTTGTTTCGCCCTTGTTGACGGGTATCTTCGCGGTCGTGTTTATGGACTCCATTATCTCGGATTCGCCGAGCTCCTCTACGACGTCGAAATACCCGGACTCTTTCATCTCCCTGATCTTCCTGTCGACCATCGACTCGACGGTCTCGTGGGATCGCGTGCGGCTCTTTGCCTTCTTCTTGGATGTCTTTCTTGGTGTCATGGCATTACCTCTGTTCGGGATTATACAAAATCTTCGTCTCCGAAGTCAACGCCGGAATCGTCGTCGTCGAACGGATCGTCGTCGTCGTCGAAAGAGTCGGTGTCCTCCGGTATGCCGCCTTCGTCGTCTTCGTCCTCGTTGTACTCGGAGTTCTTTATGTTCAGCCATTCTGAGTATCGGGAGCAGTCTGGGGAGTGGTCGCCCGAGGTTCCGGGCTCGTCGAGCCATCCGCGCCCGCCCGGTGCGAGCTTCGACTCGAACGACTGGTATTCGCTCGCCGCGTGAGGGCATCTCTCTGGGTCTATGATTATCTCGAGAAGCCCCTGCAAGTAGGAATATCCCTCCTTGCGCCCGTTCGGACCCTGCTTCGGGGCGAACTCGACGGGGATGTTGAATTTCTTTCCGCGCAGTATCTCGGCTTCGGCCTTGCCCTGTGCGTCGCAGTATATCGGGTCGTCGGGGCAGTCCGCCGTATGCTTCTTGACCTCCCTCGCGAACGCCTCGTACTTGTTCTCTCCGTTCTCTGGGAGCTCCTTCTGGTATATCTCGTCGAAAATGAACATCCTCCTGTCGCGGATATACGTCTTCTGGAACACGTTCGGGTCCGAATACCCCCAGTCTATGCCCATGTTAAAATACTCGAATCCGGCGATCTCCTCGTCGGTAATCTTTCGGATCGTTATGTTGTTGAAGTATTCGCCGCCCGTTCCGGTAACCATGCCGAGATACATGTGCTTGTACTGCGTCGGCTTGTTCTCCTTCATCATCCTGATCTCGTTTAGCGCCTTCGACCCGAGCCACTTCTTCGGCATCGTGAGGTACGTCGACTTGTGCGTCAGCCTGTTCGACTTGATCCTTCCGAGCTTCGCCTCCCTGTTTATCCAGTCGAAGTTCGACTTGGGCGGGTTGTACGTGAGGATCGTCATGTACTCCATGTCGCCCTCCTCGTCGCAGTTGTCGCCGTTCATCTCGTCGTCGTCCGCTCCGCCGCGCAGAAGCGACGAAACCGCCTGATCTATCTCCTCCATGTTGTGGAACTGCTTCGCCTCCTCGAACCACGCTATGGATATGTAGCCCTTCTCGACCGTGATCGAGCGCACCTTCTCCTCGTCGTCGAGCCCGACGAAGAATATCTGCTGTCCCGTGCGCTTGTTCGTGAACGTCATCTCGGTCTTGTTCGGCTCCCAGTGGAAGAGCTCGAGGCGCTTCCTGACCTTCATCATCTGCTTCCAGCACGACTTCCTGAGAGACGATCCGACCTTTCGTATGACGACGGCGTTCTTCATCTCGTCGTTCTCGAGCGAGAGCCATATTATCACCGAGGCGAAGTATGACTTGCCGGACATTCGCCCTCCCTGAAGGAACAGCTCGTCGTACACGCACTTGGGCTCGTCGCCTCTGTTTTCCTTGCCGTACACGAACGGGTGTATCTCGTTCCACA